CTCTCGAGTATTTCAAGCCTTCTGCGAATGTCTAGGATTTCGTCAAAAATGTCTGCCATATCCCTCCAGAGTTATCGTGACGGTGGTCTTTCCGCCGTTATAATCAATAGACCGCTTTTTGACACGCATCATTGAATTTTTGCCGATAGCATCAATTCTCACCTGTACCGAGTCGCCAACATCATAGTCATCAATACTCGGCCGCTCGTCTATATGTGTGATGGTTAGAGTTTCGGTATCACTTGGCTGTTGTTCAAGCGCCAGCTTGGCATCGCCACGATCATTCAAGTATGCGGTGGTTTCAATATCTTTGGCGCTGACAGTGTCCTCATGTACATACCAGGATGACATTGGTGTGGTATTCTCCCGGGTGACATTCTCCAGCTTGCCGATTACGATGGCCCGATTGGTTAGATTGCCCGCGAGCTTCATATTGTCATTGAATCCGATGATGTTGAAGTCATCAAAAACTATCTCAGGCTTTGAGGCTCCCTTTGTGGGATAGTAGACATTGAATTGCAGATTGGCATCAATATCAAAATCATAACCATCCTTCACCTTCTCATTCGACATTTTGACGATTTCATCCCGGACATTATCATAGACAAAAGTACGATCCCGATTTTTGGTTGTTGGATTATATCCCCGAGTGATCCCGAGATTTCCATTGGTCAATCCCTGAGTGGTGTTGATCAATGACCAGGCAATATCGGATGAATCCTCACTGGTAAATGAAATCGATGAGGCGGTGCGCCGCTTGCCAAGCAGCACGAGATAATCAGCAAATGTCACCGAGATGGAGGTGGCACCAGTTTGGCCGCCGGATATCTGTCGGCTGGTGATTGCCCCGGTGAATATGACCGAGTCATCTTTGAGGATCTGCAGTTTTCTGAATGCTGACGAGATGACATTGTTGGCAGTTGATTTGAGCGCGACTGCATAGTCAGAGAGTGCTTGATAAGACATCGACAATCTGCCATCGACTCCCTTGTTGAGTTCCTCAGTCCACTGTACTGACTCAAATGGTGGCAGATATATCTCGGTCCCAGCAATGTTTGTCAGTCTGACGGTTATCATCGACTAAACTCCAAAATATGCGTCGTGATATGTGAATATGGCTTTAGCATCAGCGCTGGTGGCCGTGGTTGACAGTTTGACCTCATTGCTTCCAGGAGTCAGCCACCACCATGTCCCAGATACGCCATCGAGCACGTTAGTGGTACCATCTTTGACCGCGGTGCGGCTGTAAAAATCAAAATCAATATAGTTGGTAGACGCGGCCAGGGCTTTCGTGCAGCCAAGTGATTCCCCGGTGGTATCATTGACTAGATCAAATGAGTCCATTGGCCCATAGACTCTGACTGTGGGATATGAGGCGGTATTGCCGGAGTTAGTCAGTGACCTAACCATCGCGCCAGTAGTGACACTCATGTCGGTTGGGATGCCCATTGGAATTGGGGAGCCGCCGCCGTTGTAGATGTAGATGGTCTCGGTTTTGTCAGCACCCTGAAAATACTCTTTTTCGCTCATGGCTTGGATCTGTATGGCCAGGCTGTTGCCAGTATCAGGAGTGATGTCGCCGCTGATTTGGGTGACTACTGCATAAATCTGGCGAATGGATCCATCCGAGAGAGTAAATGAGAAGAGTCGTTTTTGAGTAGTTTCGCCAGGACGCATGCCAAAAATAGCCATGACAATGTCGCGCTCGGCCACAAGATCGGAGAATGACGTCCCAATGATAACCATTGACAGCGAGAATCCAAAAGATCGATAGAATGGTGTCGATACCGAGACGCCATGCCGGCCGCCTCGGACATATGAGGCGACGTCAATGTTGGCTGATGTGGTGCCCTGAATTCCGGTGATGATCCGCTTGGTGTTATTGATATTGATGCCGTCGACTGTCGCTGCAGTGATCATGTCTAGTATCTCCCCCTAGTGTTCAATTCAAATGCGAGACGTTGCGCCATCAGATCAATGTCGAGAGGATTGTTGATGGTGGCGCTTGTGTAGATATTGACTGACTGATTGCGGGTGTCATTGACCACGCCGGATGGGATGCTTGATTTGCCCGAGATCATGTCCTTAGACAAGACAAACTCACCCTCATGTAGTCTGGCGACCATATCATAGGGCACCGGCCCACCAGTATCGAATGACGGCAGCGCCTTGATTTCTATGCCAGCGCCCGCGCCGGCCTTGTTTATGACTGAGATGAATCCGTTGAGCATGCCGATGATGCCGTTGAGTGCAGTTTTAAACATGGCAATGATTGAGTCGAGATATCCTTTGAGTGAGTTCTTGATGCCTTCCCAGATATTAGTGAATCCACTTTTGACCAGATTCCATGCCCGGCTCCAGTCGCCGGTGAATATGCCGGAGAATACGCCGACGGCGATCTGCATGGCGCCCAGCGCGATCTGCAAAATGCCCTTGATTTGAGTCCAGACGGCATTGAATAGCTCACGAATCGATGGCCAGACCGCGCTCCAGATCGCCTGAATGATTCCCAGCGCAATCTGAATCATCGAGACGATTGTGTCCCAGGCAGCTTGAAACATGGGCAGATTCTCATTGACGAATGCCGTGATCCCCTCCCAGACTGTAGTGAAAAATGTTTTGACGGTTTCAATGGCCGGCATGATGGCTGGTGAGACGGTTTGCCAGTTGGCCACCAATAATCCGATCGCGGCACCAAGTAAACCAAACAATATGAGCATGGGTGCTGCAGTGATGATGAGAGTTGCTATCGCGCCGGCTGCCGTCAGTATGGCTGGAGTCAATAATCCGGCCACCACCCCCACAATAATCGGGATTTGATCTTGACTGGTTGTCACAAAATGTCCCAGGCCATCGGCCGCGGCTGCGATTGCTGGGATCATCCTCTCAACCGATGAGCGGATGAGCTCAAATGCGCCAGTATTCATGAGAATGTCTTTGAGTCCGAGGGATATGGTATCGGACAGCGTGCTCATCAAACCATTGAGGGATTTGGATTGCTTGATCATGGCATTCTCAAACATGCCTCCCTGACCAGCTGCTTTGGCGAATGCGTCGGATAGCATGTCATAGGTGACATCAAGCTCTCTGACTTGCTCAACCGTTTTGCCGGTGGAGTCGGCGAGCATCTGATACACGTTGATCCCTGCGAATGCAAACTGCTTGATATCAAGCGCTGAGGCTTTGCCCACGGCCTTGATCTGTTGGAGGTTGGTTGATAGCCGCTCCAGTTCGGCACCACCACCGCCAGTGGCAGAGATGGCATCACCGAGCGCGAGAATGTCTGTTCTGGCGTCCTGAGCGCTTATACCTGCGGAGATGAGCCGCTGATTCGCGGCCACCAGTGGTGCGAGTTCAAATGGTGTGGCAGCGGCATCGACTTGGATCTGCTTGATTGCCTCCGCGGCTTTGGCTTGATCTTTGAGTAGTGTGGTGAATGCGATTTGATATTGCTCAAACTTGCCAGCACCTTCGATGCCCTGCTTGAATACAAGGCCGAGAGATGCACCGAGTCCGGCGGACACAACCGCGGCGCTCTTGAATGATTTTGAGATCGTCTCAGACATGTTGGATGCGTTTTTGCCGACCTTTGCGAGTTCGTCGCTGGCCTCATCCCTTGCCTTCAATACGATTTGGAGAGTTTTTGTTGCATCAGCCATGCCCCATTATGTTTGACCGCCGGCCCTCTCTTATACATAAGCCTGATGGTGTATAGTAATTATTAGCGGGTATCAATTATTTGGAGACCTCACATGGACGGTAACATTCAACAAGCCAAGAAAAAAAACTGGTTTGCGCGTCACAAAATACTCACTGCCATCATTGCATTTTTTGTGCTGATGATCGCGATCGGATCATCAAATGATAATAAAAACACTGCGGCCACTACCCCAGAAAATACTGAAACAAAGTCGGCGCAGGCGACGGCCACGCCAGTGCCGATGGCTAAAATCGGCGATGCGGTAAAAAGTGGCAATCTAACATTCACGGTAACAGCCGTTGAAGACTTCCAGTCGCTCGGCAGCTCATACTCTAAAAAGACAGCGCAGGGAATATTCAAAGTGGTCACGCTCAAGGTTGAAAATACCGGCAAGGACACAAAAACCATTGACTCATCGATGGTGAAAATCAAAGATGATCAGGATCGCACATTCGACCGGAGCATTGAAGGGCAGACCGCAAAGGGGATGGCTCAAGGATCTGTCGACATGTTTTTGCAGCAAGTGCAGCCCGGGCTCAGTGTAACCGGCGACATTGTCTTTGATCTGCCAAAAGAGGCGGCTGGTCTCAAAATCCAAGTCTCAGGCGGATTGCTTGACAAGCCAGCAGTCATTAGTCTTGAATAGTTTGGATTATTTTTTTGATTTTGCCTGTTCCGACGCGACGCGTTCGGCGTTCTTTTTCTGTTCATGATACATCCGGGAATACTCGACTATTTTGGTGGGCATATCCATCAATTCTGAATAAGTGACTCCAAGAAGGTCGCAGAGATAGATTGACTCAAACTCAGGCGGGAGCGATGAGGATCCGCTGTGGAATGCTTTGAAGAGTTCGAGCTCTAGTTTTCTTTTGGGCTTTCGGCTACCGGTGAGGTGATCTCATTGATTTGTGAGATGACTGCATTCGCGTCAGCATCTAACCAGCCGAGAATTGTGTCCAGGATTTCATTGGGAGTGGTGACGGTTTTTGAATCAGATCCGGCGGTCTTGATCGAGCTCACCATGATCCGGATGGCCTCATCTTCTGCATCCTGCAACACACTTGAGTCATCCAGCACCACCTGACCACTTCTGGATCCGGCGCCGGTCTTGGCAGCCTTCAAAAATATCCGGGTGATTCGACGTTTCTCACCATAGGTGATCGCGTCTTTAATTGTTACCTCATGCCCACTTGGTGTGGTGATAGTCATGATCCGTCCTTTCAATAACTATTTTTATGTATAGGCTGCGGTCGTGGTAGTGACAACCATCGAGATCAGCTTGCTGGTTGAGAGGTCATAGAGACCGGTGAATTCAACCGACAGCATGTTATAGGCATCATTGATGGGATAGTTGGCGGTTTTGTAGACTGCGCGAGGGATGGCCAGACTGATTCCAGTGTTGGATGCAGTGCCGATACTGGCTCCAGTAAATACGAGGCTCATGGCTTGCTCGGTGCCTGCAAGGTAGTCGGTATATTCGCTGGCGGATGAGGATGAGAGATATAGTTCAAACTTGCCGGTCAATTCTGATCCTTTGACTGAGAAGGCAACCGGATCATGAGATCCGAGTCCATAGATCATCTCGCCGTTGTTTTTGTATTCAATCTCAAGATTTTGGACCGGATAAGTGGTGCCACCGATCACAATGCCGGGAGTCTGGGAGAATTCAAACACTTTGGCGGTCTCGGAGACGCCGGTGACGGCAGTTGCCGAGGCTTGGGATTTGGCTGCGACCGGGAATGAGATAGCGGCAGATTCACCCTCTTTGACCGACAGCTTGAATCCGGTGGCGATTGATCCAGCATAGCGCCTGACGATTTCACCCACAGACTGCTCAATGGTCAGAGATGGTTTGGTTTCGGCTTCGGTGAGCGTGTGCTCATAGACGACAGATTCGCCCGATTTTAGGGCAGAGGCGCATCCACCGAGGGCAGATTTCAAGAAGTAGCCGACATTGCCGGCGGTCAGGGCCATCTCGTATGATCCCTCGTGCTTGGTTTTGCCGGCGTGAGCATCTTGATCTTTGGCTAGGACGCCGCGGACCTGTTGGACAGTTTGGAGATCAATGTCAGTTTGAATACCATCGCCGGCTTTGACCGGGATGAGTTTGGATGGCGTGACGGCTGTGCCAAAAGTTGTCTCCAAACCGATTGATACTTGCGAGAGGATACCTGCTGACATTATTTTGTCTCCTTATTATGTTTAGACTTTTTGACTGGCTGATCTTTGACTTCCACAAAATCAGGGTTGTTGATCTCAAACTCAACCTCAATGACTTCGCCAGGCTTGACGATGCCGGCTCCAATCACATGAGCCTCAGAGTTGCCGTTGTATTGATATTTCATGCACCAGTGTAGGGATTGCCCGCGTTTGGCTTATACAGTTTACCGACTGACTTTGACGTGAGCTGAGACAGTGATCTCCACGATCTGCACCGGTATCTCGCGAGTGACGATTGACCATGTGGCTTGGGTTGGTTCTGCAAAATCACAGGTGCCGCCAAGAGTGACATCGCCCTCGATCGCATCAATGACGTCATCGGCAATGCTTCTGAGTTCCAGCTCGCAGGTGTTTGGCTGATCGGGCCGGTTGAATAGACGAATGGTGAAGGTATATACACGCTCATTGTCTTTGGTATCAAAAAATGTATTGACGTGACCCTTGGCCGAGACGGCGGCCGAGGGGAATTGATTGAGCGACTTTGGCTCGGCGTCATAGACCTCTGACAATTCGGTGATGCCTTCTAGGATGTCGACGAGCTCGGCGGATATTGCTGTATAGGACATATTACCTCCCCAGGATTTTCATGATTTCATTGGTGACAAAATCAGCATGACTCGAGAAGTAGTTTTGACCATAGTCTTTGGCCTTCTTCATGTAGCCTTGACCTTTGGTGCCGCGGGCAGCGATCGAGCGAGCGATGGCATAGACGGCCTTCTCGTCTCCCAGCTTGCGCCTGGCCCACAATCGCAATGATGAATTTGGTCCAGTCGGCGGTCGATGTGGTTTGGTGCCATACTCGACGAATGGCGCATATTTGACATTAGTGCCGACGATCGCGGTCTGCTTGGCTGGAGTTGCGAATTCTGCATGCATTGACTGTCGCAGGTGTGCGGTGGCACCAGTTGGAGTCACGTCCTGCAAACTTGATACAACCTCCCGAGCCGTGTCATTCAAAAATTCGGAGATGATCTTGCCTGATTGTTTGGCCGCGTCTGCTGTGGCTTGAGCCAATTCTTTGACCCCTATGATTTCGGCCTGGATTCCATAGCTCACAGCGCCTCCTTTTGACCAAGTACGCGCTGATAGGAGAGATATGCCGTCCTGAATACTTCGGCCACATCTTTGATGATGAATGTGTCGGTGACGTCGGTTAGTTTGTCGCCATTTTTGATGGTCACATCGGTGTCATAGATATAGATGACATACATCTGGAATGCTGGCACGTCTGGGAATACACTGATGATATCGCCTCCAGCTGGTTGCACAGTGGCCTCAATATCAGACTCATCCGCGTTGGCGGGATAGTTGACCTTGCCAGACACTTTGGTCAAGTGATAGAGATCGAGTG